GTCTCCCTTTGAGGCCTTAGCAAACACACTCTCAAACCTAGAACAAAAAGCCAGCCCAATCTTAGAGCGTGAGCGTCAACGCTTGGCTCAGAAGGAATTCGCTGAAGGTTCGCGGCTCTACGAAGAGAACCGTATTGCGCTTGGTGAAGCTGTAAAATCCGGTCTGATTGAAGAGGGTGAAAGCCCGTACCTCAAGAAAGGCTACAGAGCTTCACAGATGAGTACGATGGCTATGCGTTATAGCTCCGAACTCGAGGCTGCGTTAGAACGCCAAAAGCTTTACACAAGTGACGATCCAGCAAGGATTGAAAAGTTCATCGCTAAATTCCAAGGCGACTTTATGAAGTCTAATGGGATGGATGAGTTTGCGGATCATGAAGTGTCCGAATATTTCGGTCAGGCTGCTAACAAAGGTAATGAACTTTTCAGAGCATCTTGGCGCAGCAAGCATGTCGCTTGGCAGCGCGAGCAAAACTACAAGGCATTCGAGGCCGAGGTAGCTGAGACAACAATTAATCTCTTTAGACCAGATATGGATGAAGAAGAAACCGCAGGAGCCATGGCATCCTTTAAAGAATGGCTGGAAGGTCGGGCTGCTAGTGCAAACATAGATGGCATGAAGAATGAAGACGTTCTCAATACTATCCTAACTGGCGTTGGGCTAGCTGTAGAACAGACAGGCGATACAGCTATCCTCGATGTATTTGAAAGTACCAAGTTTGGTACAGCAGCTGCATCTAAATCTCTAAAGGTTCAAGCAAAAATATTGGATATTGAGCAAAGGGCATTGACCTTAGACAACCAAAGACAAGCTCAAGCAGAAAAAGAACTCAATAAAATTCTGGAATTTAATCGGTCTGTAGCTAGGGCAAAAGCCGAGGAATTCTTTACTGCAGATGTACAGACCCCAGAGTTACGGACAGCTTACGAAAAAGCCATGCAGGATCTTATGAGTACACCAGACGATGAAACCCAAAACTTAGCAATTGCTATGCGGAGAGATTTAGAAAGCTGGGATAAAGGTGAGCTGTTTGGTGGTCAAAATAAAACAGCAGAATCCGAATTGAACCTCGATAGAGAGCTTAGAAGAGCCAAAAATTACGAAGAAGCTAGCTTCATTATTGGTCGATACGCTGAAGACGGTAAACTAACCTCATCTGACGTAAGCGGCAAGCTGGGCCTCTGGAGTAGTCAATACGATCCGGCGCTTGCTAAAAAGTTTGGTTTAGATTTCACCACGACACGGACTATTGAAGGTGAAGCTGTAAAACGAATTTTCGCCATAGTTAAAGGGAATGAATACGATTGGTCAGCTGAAGCTGCCATTCGAGCTGACCAAGTAGAATACGAGCTACAGGTTGGTATTCAAGAAGCTGTTGTGGAGTATCAAGAAAAATTCGGCAAATTACCAAGCCAAATTAAACTTCGTGAAATCATTCAAAATCAGAAAGAAAACATACTGGAAGCACTGACTGAGAGTGGCGTCTTTGAATATCTTGAAGATACAAAAACCACCACGCCGGCTAAATAAGGATTAGACCTAAATGGAACAAGACGTAAGAAACCTAAGATTAGGCCTAATGAACCCTGATGACTTTAAAGCTCAGTACGGTGAAGAGGCTTACTTCGATGCTATTGGCGTTGTACGCGAACCGGAAAGTCCACCAGCACCACAGCCACAGGAAGACAATCGAGGCTTCCTTGCAGGCGCTATGGATACAATCCAAGACGTTGCTGTAGGCGCTGTCCGTGGGGCGCTGAACGCTGGCGCTGAAGCCCGAGAGACTTGGAATGGAATTAACTCAGTTACTCCTGAAGAGTTTGACACAAACTTTAACGACTTTATGAATAAAAAGGCTGAAGCCCGTGGCGCACCCTTCTCTCAAAAAGAGTTGGATATGGCATGGCTTGAGCAACGTAAAAACTACAGAGACATGGGGATCGATATCTCCAATGTGTCGGATAGGCCTGACCTGAATGTAGATGTAGTTCTGAAGAATATCGCAGATGCTGGAGGTCCAGACCTAACAAACACTCTCGCAAAATCTGACAGTATGGTCGGTAGTCTTAGCGAGGGGTTCTCTCAGTTCATGACAGGCTTCTTCGCCCTTGGTGGTGGCCGTACATTCATAGGCTCAATGCTCAAGGGTGGTGTCGTAGACGCTACAATGTTTGATGCCTTCGAGGGAAACCTATCAACCTTTATCGAAGACGAATACCCACACCTAGCGAACCCCCTCACAGAAGCACTCAAGATTGATCCTAACGACCCAGAGTGGACCAACAGGACCAAGAATGCGATTGAGGGTGGCGTTCTCGGTGTTGCCGCAGAAGGAACTCTTCGATTCTTCACAGGTGTTGCTAAGTTTATAGGCGCAGGTCGTAAGGCTAAGACAGAGATAAAAGAATTAGGTTCTATATCTGACGAAACAGCTGCACAATTAGACGAGGCTCATGCAGAAATTAACGCTGAAGTTAAAGCTGATGCTCGGGAATCGATTGATGGGATGGTCTCTAGGCCTGACGGTACATTCGAAACACCCGATGGTGCGGTATACAAACTAGAAGATAGTAAGTTTGTAGAAGTATCTCCACCGAAAGTAGAGGCACCAGAGCAACCGCAAGCTCCCACAGTAACTCAAGAACAAGCTGACCTTGCGGCAGACTTTGATGCCCGAATGGGTGGTGAGACAAACCTAGAAGGCATTACGGTCACACCTACTAGACCAGATGCTCCTGAAGTGGATATCGAAGGCCCAGCGCCTGTTCGTTCCCCAGAGCCTCAGACACAGATCGAAGTCGATCAACCTGTGGCTCCTAACGCTGTACAGCAGGCTCTTGCAGATCAACGGGCAGCCGTAACAATCAAACCCGCAGCAAAGATTGCTGTAATTGATAAGGATGCAATGTTTAAAGCCCTTCAAAGGGCAGCTGATACTACAGACATGGACATCTCTAACGTGGTCCTCGATGGAAGCAGTGGCTTCAATCTTGGTCGTATGGATGGTCCTGTATCAGCCTTGAAGGTCATTAGTTCTTTTGAGGAAGTCTTAACGTCATCTAAAGGCTACAAAGCTATGGGGCTTGATAAGCCTCAGACAAATAACACTACAGTTCGTAAAGCTCTGCAGTATACAGCTGAAAGCACGGGGACGGATGTGAACAAAATTATCCGTGAGCTTAACATAGCTGAGACTATGACGCGAGATACGGCAGCTCGGATTGTAGCAGGCAAAATGGCGCTTCAATCCACCGCTAGAGAAATCAATGTGTACTCTAAGAAACTAATGGCTGCGCAAGCTGATGGGTCAATATCCGCTAACATGGAAGCTAGGCTAATTGACCTCATGCAGATGCACTTAGAAGTGCAAGCCAACGTAAAGGGCCTGCAGACTGCCGCAGCGCGCGCAACGCAAGCTGGACGGATTGTGACTAAAGATGGTCTGGAAGGTGGCGCACTTGACGCCATTTCAGCATTCGGTGGTTCTAAGCGTATTCGACAGCTAGCTGCGGAACTCGCTAAGGTTACCGATGAGAAATTGATGGCGACTACTGTTAAGAAAGCGGTAGAACGTAAAGGCCTACGGGTTCTGAACGAATTCTGGATTAACTCAATTTTATCTGGGCCAACAACTCACGCTCTTAACATTACCTCAAACACCATTAACGTACTTGCTAGGCCCGGCGAAAGAGCACTCGGTGCCGCCCTCAGTGGCGATACGCGTCAAATGAAAGAAGCTCTGCGCACCTATAAATATTTGGCTTACTACTTAAAGGACGCGTTAGTGTTGGCAGCTAAATCTGGCTACAACATGAAGCCTGTATTAGATGACGCCGTTAAGATTGAGAATGCACAACAAACAACAACCCGTGCAATTTCAAGCGAATACATAGGTGGTGGAACGACTGTAGATATTATTGGTAAGGCTCTGACTATACCGTCTCGTATGTTGGGTGCTGAAGATGAATTCTTTAAGCAGCTAGCATATCGATCGGCCTTACAGGCAAGACTATCTACTGACGCTGCCTTCATGTCGATGGATGACATTCAGAAAGCTGGGTACGCCTCCAGAGAAGAGTGGATTGCTGGTAACTTTGACTCCGCTTTTAATACTAAAATTGATGCGGAACAGAAGTGGCAGGAATCAGTCGCGCTGGGCAAGCTGGAAGATAATGAAGAAGTTAAGAAAAACTTTATCGAGCAGTTTGTAGGTTCGTATAAGTCTGGAAATAAGTACGCGGAAATGGCTTTGAATGAAGCGCGAGAAGCTACATTCACCACAAAGCTTACAGACGATAACTCAATCATAGCCGCATCTTTCCAACAATTTGCAAACAAACACCCGCTCCTTCGCCAGATTACGCCCTTTATTCAGACACCAATGAATATCATGGGACAGGCTTGGGACAGGACACCACTGCTAAACATGCTGCGGAAACAATATAAAGCCGATCTAAATTCGGGCGACCCCGCTCGGCGCGCGCAGGCTATAGGTAAGATGGCTACAGGTGTGGCCATATACGGATCATTAAGTGTTCTTGCATGGGATGATCGGATTACCGGCGGTGGTCCTACAGACCCTAAACTTGCTAAACTTTGGAGAGACAGTCCTGATTGGCAACCCTACTCAATCAATGTTGGTACTAAAGAGAAACCTTACTGGGTAAGTTATGCCCGTATGGACCCTTGGACTACCGCGTTTGGTATCGTGGGCGACATGAAGGAAATGATTCAAATTGGTTCTATGGACGATACTACAGCTACGGACATGGTGTCTATGTTTGTGGCTGCGGTTGGTAACAACATCGTATCCAAAACATACCTACAGGGTATCTCGGACACTGTAAGTATCCTCAATGCTAAGGATAGCCCTTGGGAGGTAGCAGGTTTCTTTAAACAGCGTATGGCTTCTCTTGTACCTTATTCTGGATTTACCAACCAAGTTGGAAACTTGAATGATGAGTATACTCGCGAAGTGCGTACAGTCTTGGATAGGCTCCGCAAGAGTACAGGTATTCAGCGTAGTTCTTTGCCAATCCAATACGATTGGCTGACAGGTAAACCAAAGAATACCCCGGAGACTTTCGGTCCAGCATTCCACATCACTGTAAAGGGTGTAGAGGAAATAGAGACTGACCAAGCTCTGATATCGAGAGAGTTTCGAAAGCTTGGATTTAAGTTTGAGGGCGCTCGAAGAACTGTGGGCGGTGTAAAACTTACAGGCGAACAGTATCAACGATGGAACCAGCTTATGGGTTCTATCTCTCTGGGCGGTAGAAATCTTGAGCAAACTCTAGTTCGAGAGATAAACAAAAGCAGCTATAATAAAGATGGCGAAGATTACGGTGACGTAGCTCCCGGCGAAAGCCATCGAACATTTATGCTTAACCGCAGAATGAAGAAGTTTAGGGATAGAGCATTCAGACAACTTCAACGTGAATTCCCTATAATTAGGGAGCAAATGAAAGAATATGATCGGTTTAAACGCGCGACTAAGCGCGGGAAAGACGTAGATCGTCCCGAACTTGATTTAAGTCAAATAGATTAAAACCACAACAGGCCCCTCTTCGGAGGGGTCTACTTCTTTTAGGAGACACTATGGCTGACAGTATAGTCAAATATGTGGCTGACGGTTCTACAATAGAATATTCAATACCGTTCGATTATATCAACCGTTCAGATGTGGTTGTTCTAGTTGCAGGCGCAGCAGCCTCTTTCACTTTTATCAATGATTCCACAATACAGGTATCAACAACTCCAGAAATCAACGCGATTGTTGCTATAAAACGGCAAACTTCGAAG